CCTAGAGCTGCAAAGACGGCAGGACCATGTGACCCGTCGCACTTCTTGATGTCAATGTTGTAATAGTGAATTTCGTTATTACGGCGGATGGCTAGAGATGAGTCATCGGAGAAAACGACGGCAAAGAAGCGACCATCCGGAGAGATGAGCCGCTCAAAGATGTCGTCCAGTTTGGCAAGTGCGGGTGACGCGGTGAAACGGATTGTACCGCCGTCAACTATCCAGTCTTTCGTTAAGCCTATCTTCAAAGCGTAGGTCAGCAGTATGCCTTGTAACGAGGCGGGACAACCAAAGTCGCCAATAGCCCTAGGGTAACTGGATTGTTTGATTATCTCGTCTGGTTTCTGCTTGAAAACTAGGACTGGTCGCCTACCATCCTTAACATGCTTCTCACGCATCCACAGCCTCATTCCTATATCTCCAGTGGAGACTAGGTCTTTATAAGCCTGGATTCGCAGGAGGCGCTTCTGGTGCGGATCGGCGTGTCGCTCTTCTAGTTCGGCGTTAATTCCGAAGTAGTAGGTGAACGCCACACTCGCTAACTGTTTTAACTCCTCTAAATCTTCGTCCAAATTGGCAAAGAATACGAGCTGATTAGCACACAAACGTTGATCGAGGCCAATTTCATCGGGCTCTCGAATGGCTGTCATCCGCCTCATCATGCGGGACTGACAATGATTACAAACACAATTGACCGCCCCATCGTGGGAAACACATGGGCCGAAACACGTGCGGTAGCGCTTGTCCAATTCAACATCTGGGTGCTCGGGAAATTTTATTTCGCCATCAACGAAGAACTTCCCGCCCGTAACAACGGTAAACCGGTTGTTGTACACAAACCTCTTATCGGCGGTGGTTTTTACCGGTCCCACCCTAAAAACGGGGCGCCAGGTTGGGACAGAATCTGGCGACCCCCGGGTCGAAAATTTGGCTGCTTAGTGATGCGACCAGCAGCGTTACGACGCCGGACACCTATCAACAGGGCTTGGTTGATAAGGTGTTCAAGTGTGGATTGGAAGATTTCAGAATATCTTCCCGCCCCGAGTTCGGGCGTTCGCGCGTAATGCGCGGCAATCCGTTCCACCAATGGTAGACTAGCGAGGTGGGTTGCCATCCTGGCGGTCATCGACGGTAGGTAGTCTCCCTTCCCGTCGACGCCGGTGCATTTGATGAAATCACGCGAGACTGAGTAGGCGTCGACAACAGGGGCAAACACCTGGGCCACTCTATAGGAAGAGTAGTACTCTGCGAGCAGTGCCCGCTGAGTGTAGTGCCGCTGCTGAAATGAAGCTTCATCACTTTGACGCCAAAAAGGCCGCCAAGAGCGAGCTGATAACTGGCCGGTGTACTCCGACTCGTTAAGCATGTCGCGATTGTTCGTCACGGTGATCACATCCTCTGTGAAGCATGGCAAGACACTGCCAAAGCACGCTTTCACGGCGTTGGCGGCTCTCACCAGGCAATATTGGCTCCCCTCTACACCTTGTTGGTAGATGACAACTTTGCGGAGTAACTCCAGTGGGTTTGTTATATCCACCTCGACCAACTGGTCGGCCCCCTGGTTAAGGGGTAGTTCAATGTTGTCACCACCATTCCTCCTGTGATCATCCAAGAGAGGTGCGTTCTCGTCATCGTCTCCTTCCGACTCTGAATCCGAGCTTTGGATGTCGATGGTTAAGTCAAAGCGTGGCTCTTCTCGGAATCGCTCACGCTTCTGGGCCCCGACTTTCACTGCCGTGTGCGGTTTCGCCTCGACAGGCGCCGCGCTACGACGGTGGGGTAGGGGGGGCAGTTTTACAATGTTGCTGTTCTTCTGAACGGTTGGCACCTTCTCTTCGATGCCATTACGCCCTTTTTGCTCCCGCACCTCCAGGTTCACATGGTGACACTGGTCCATAAGGGCGCAACTCTCACTGCATCGCGCAGGAGTGTTTGGCCCTACCTGGGGTGGCAGGTGGTTGAGGAATCC